CTACAACCATCTTATTTAGCCAAAAGGCTTTAGTTCTCTTTATTATTCGTTCCATTTACACACCCTTATATTTTTATTGTTTATCTCTTTTTGCTTCATATTTTTTTATATCCTCTAGCTGTCCTATACACTTCTCATAACCACTATAAACATCTATTAGTAGCACGCCAGCATCACTTTGATTTGTTACGTTTCTATCAGCTATCATAGGGGCCTCAAGCAAGTAGCCAGGTATCTTGTCATACTTATTTAGCACTACCTGCTTGCTTTCGCAACCCATCAAGCACATAAGAGACGCTAAGGTTAAGAGCATTAGACATATCCTTTTTGTCCTCATTTTGCACCCTTTCTTTAACTTTGTTTGCTTTTACTTCTATTGCTTGCCTTTGCTTACTAGCTTTCTCTATTACATCTAGTTTGAGATTTATGAGCTTATCTTGTTCATTTATCTCGTCCTTAAGTTTAAGGTTCATCTCATCACTAGCCTTTAGATTAGCTTTTGTGATGCTTAGCTCATTATCTAAGCTTTGGTATCTATAACCAAGAAATAGGGTAGTAAGTAGCAAGAAACCACTAAGATATAAACTAGGACTTAGCATCTTCATCCTTTTTTAACTTCTCGCTTGAGCTAAGCCCAAGCTGCGAGCGCTTTCACGCCCATCGCTCGCACCACAAACGATATGCTTCGCTCATTTGCTTCCCATACGGTCGCAACTGCCCAGACGCTACCGCTGCAGAACTCTCGCACACAGACACCAAGCAGTTGGTGTCCTATAAATGTGCTCATTCCCCCACCTAAAGCTATGTTTGCTACTCGCAAACTAAGTTCAAAGTTTCTCTTTTTCATCTTTTGACTTCTTGGCTGGTTTTTCATCTACTTTTGTTTCGCTCTGTTTGTATTCTGGGCACTTAGGACACCCATCCCAAGTGCAAGCACCATCTTTATCAAGCTTGCTTGCACACACATCACATCTTTTTACTCTTATTCTCATTTTCTTAGCTCCTCTCTTTGAGCGATTAGCTCTTTATACTCTGCTCGCAAGTTCTCAAGCACTGCTGTATTGCCAATAATAAGAGCATGCTTTATATCATCCTCGCATTCTTTTATATCCGCTTCAAGCTGTGCTAAAGCCTTAGCATGTTCATCAATCTTTGGTGTTAAAAATTCCTCTATCTCCTTTTGCGTTAAAGGTGTTAAACAAAACTTTTCTACACTTGTAGCTAGAGCTTCTTTGCTGACATCGTCATCATAAGCATAGATTTCATTGTTTTTATCTTTGTAATATTTCATTAATTTCCTCCTATTTTAGCTCTAACCAAGAGCTAGCTATGTTGGTGTTGTTACATATACTCAGTTTTTTTAGCGCAGTATTCTCTGGTGTTGCTATTTTGTATTTTGATCCTGCTGGCACAATGAATTGTGCATCAACAAAATGAAGTTGCTCTGATTGGATTTTTCTCACTACTACATTATCAATGACAATGTGAAAAATGTAAGATCCTGATGTGCTCTCGAGATTGAAATCAACCATTATAGGTCTGCTTGCGGTGTTTGGATAATAAGTATTTAATTCTCTTTGAGCCCACACGTCTTGATAAGCTTGACCTATACCTATGCTTTTATTTATATCCAATAAATCGCTCACGGCTTTTTCAGTCAGTGCCGCGTCCTCTGCTTTTGCATTAATAATATTTTTTAGCTTTGTTATGCCTGCTTTGGTTTCGGTGGCAGGTTCTGGCAAGTCATCTTTTAATGCGAATTTCTTATCGCTCTCTTTTTTGGTGTATGCGTCGATCTTGTCGGTCTTTTTAAAAAATTGATTTTCGCTCCACTTTCTTGTTGCAAGCACTACGTTATTATCCACTTTGAGCACGATGCTGTCATTTGCATTTGCTATTTGTAGCCTAAAGCTAAGTGTGATATCTTTGCTACTTCCTTCACTCAAAAGCGGCTTGTATGTGTCGGCCAGACGCGCTACTGCAAAGAGTGAGCCATCATCACAGTAGATGCCAGCCGTTTTTATGCAAAATCCGCCAACTTCAGGTGGTATAATAGCATCGACGTCAAGGATGTTGCTATCACTCTCGTCTATCGTTATGGCGTTTATAGCGCCCCTATACTTCTCATTTGGTATTGATGCCGTCTGCTCGCTTAGCTCTCCATCGTAATCGCTTACTACAACTTCTTTTAATGCGATCTTCGATCCGTCGCTAGCGGTTTTTAAAAGTTTGTTTATGCCGCTAGCTGTTAAAAGTGTATATTGCTTCATTTATCCGTCCTTTATCTTGTTAAAACTCTTATTGCATCGATTGGTACGCTTATGATCTCGTTTATCTGCGTAGTAGCTCCTACTTTAAATTTTGCTCTTTCACTTATATTTGATACTACATAAGGCGTTATACTCATATTTTCACCGCTAAATGTGTAAGAGTAGGCTTTTAAATTTATGCTAGCAGTCGCTTTTATGCTAGCCCCATCATATACGCTACGCACGTTTTTGTAGGTGTTTATGATCTCATCAGATCTCTTTAGTGTTTGCAGGCTTACTCCATTTTTGCTTGCATCAAGCTCTAGTTTGAAGTGATAAGGTAGTCCAGTATAATCAAACCACTCTTTCACCTTGGCATCTGCATAAAGTGCGCTTAACGCCTTGTTTAGACTATAAAAAGTGCCTGAGTAGTAATGTATCTCAAAAGCGTTTTTTATGAGCTCTCTGGCTTCATTCTCGTTTAGTCCATCAATATCTACATCAAAGCTAGCTGCAAGTACTGGCAGTAAATTTTTTGGGCAAGAGCTAGCAAGAGTATTTATGACACCAATGTCTAAATCCTCAAACCTTACGCCAAAAAGCAAGTCAAATTTTTTATCAAATTTACTTTTGTGATTAGGTAATAGGTTCATTTGATCCTCCAAAAAAGAACAAAGATCGCACGAAGTGCCACCACTAACGTGAGCATAGGCAGTTTTAAAACGCTACAAATTAGCGTTTTAAGCCGTAGCGAATAATGATTAAAGGATAAGGGGGTCGTTTTGCGTCGCAAGCTCGCAACTGCAGGCAGACCGTAAGTAGCCCCACTTGTCCCCTTATATAAAAAGCTAAGAAAAAATAAATCAAATTTCATAACTCAGCCTTTTTGTAGCTTATCTCGTAGCTTAAATTTACGAATTCTTTTACGCTTATCTTTTTATCATTAAGCGGCTCTTTAAGACTTACTCTATAAACGCCGTTTTGATGCAGGTTTTTATAGATGTAACTTAAATTTAGATCCTCTCCAAGGCTAAGACTAGTTGGCAGAGCTGATATAGCTTTAGCTACTTCATCTTGCATGAGCATATCTGTTAGCTCAAGAGTAGCTATAACCTTTACGTCTATCTTTGTAGCATTTAACACGCTTAGATTATCGGTTAGCGGGCGCACCTTCTCAGCACTTAAAAAGCTCTCCACATCAGCTCTAGTCTCTTCGCTCATGTCGGTAGTTTTTAGATAAATTTGAACTACACCTGCACCGCCATTTAGCACGCTGCACTCTAGCACCTTTGCATTTGCGCTAAGTGTTTGATAAGTATATGCTTTAGCACTGCCTGCAGTTGAGAAACGCTCTAGGCTTAAAACTGCACGCTCTCTTAGCCTATCATCGCTTTCACGCTCGGCTCCGCCTTCAAACTCACTTAGCTGTTTTGCTTTTAGGACAAAAGGCAGCGGTGTTTGGATATATTCACACTTTACTTTGCTGGTTTTTGTAAACTCATCTAAGATGATCACTCCAACAGCTTTTAGCTCATTTGCTCTTATTACAACTTCACTTTTTAAGCTAGCTATTTCACCATTTTCGCTACGTAAAATAAGCCCTTTTGGCAAATATGTATCGCTGTTTCTTGGCATTGAAAGGCTAAACTCACACTGCGCGGTTGGCTTTTCTCCTTTTAGTCTCTCTATGCCATAAATCGCTACTATGTTATCAAGGTCGCTTCCAGTAGAAAATGGCAGCAACATAGCCTTAACACTATCATTTATCCTGGCACGTAAAAGCAGTTCTCTATAAGCCAATGTTTCAAGTAAAGCCGAGTAGTTGTCGCTTTCAAGTAGAGAAATTTCATCATCGGTTAAATGCTCTTTAAAAAGGTTTTTAACATTATTTAAAATTTCATCATATTTAAGCACCTCAATAACGTTTGGATATGGAAGTTGTTTTAAATTCATGCTCTTACCTCTATTTCATCGCCACTCATAAGCACTACTTTAAAGCTAAGCTTATGATCTTTTAGACCTATAAGACGAACTTCATCGATCTTTACTCTCTTTTCCCACTTCTCAACCGCCTCTATCACAAAGCACGCCAGATCAGCACGAAATTCATCATCTACCTTGCGATCTATTAGCTCGTAAATCCTGCTGCCATATTCAGGCAACATCACCCTCGAGCCAAGCGGCGTTAAAAGTATGTCTTTGATGCTCTCTTTTATGCTTACTAAGTGTTTCATCTTAATCTCTTGCTAACCCATTATTTGTATGATCACTTAGGTTGCCACGCCCGTCACTTACACTGCCACCAAATTTTGCATTGCCACCTGCTGTGATAGAGCCAGTGATTTTTACATCTCCGTTTATCTCAAAGCTACCGCTACCACCACCACTTCCAGCTGTATTTATAGCTCCTTCAATGAGCGTGTTGCCAAGTAGCTTGATATTTGGGCTTTTTATAGTGGTATCGCTAGCTTCTACCATTACATTTTTAGCCTTTACATTTGCGTTATCGCAAGTTATGTTTATAAGCTTTGGAGATGAAATTTCAAGGCACGAGCTAGAGCTGTCATAGCTCATCTTTACTCCATCTTCAAAACCTACATGCACCTTTTTATCAGTAGCGTCTGCCTTGTGAGAACTTTGATAAAGCCCACGAAGCACCACACCTGAGTTTAACTCATCATGCACGGGTAGCACTAGCACTTGCTCTCCTGCACGTATCGGAGAAAAGCTCACTGCATAAGAGTTGGCATGTGCTTGAAATACCGGCAAAAAGTCAGTCACCATAGAGCCAATGGCAACTTTTGCACGGTCATTTCTTACTTCACTTATAATTCCAACTTCAATCATTTATATGCTCGCTAAATTTTTTATTTCTTGGCGTTCTTGTGTACTTTACGCTATGCTTGATCTCTTTGACATCGTCGTGTATCTCGTTTAGCTTCTCTTTATTTATGGCAAAATTTGCTGCCAAAATATCGCTTAGTTTTTCAGTGGCGCTACTTTGTTTATTTATCGCTTCACTATTTTTATTGACCACATCGATCATCAAATCAGTGTTTTTGCTCGTATATCTACTAAGCAGCCAAAAGATCACCACAAAACCGATAAAGCCAAAAATCGCCATAAAGACGATAAATTCATTTAGCCCCCATGATCCAGCTAAATTTATTAATCCAGCTGTCTCTCTTATCTCATTGCCAAAATCTAGGCTATTTTCCATCTTCTTCCTTTATTCCCAGGCATTGTTTTAGTATTTTTTCGCAATCGCGGTAATAAACAGCAATCTTCTTGTCTGTCTCAAACGTGCCATCATTTTTTGGTTTTAGTGGCATTTTGGCGTTGCACCTTACGGGCATATATTTTTCTTTATATACAACACTAGGCTCAGGCGCTTGTTTATCTGCACAGCCTGAAAAAAGTAGAATGAGCGCCATAAAGAACACTAATATTCTCATTTAAACAGCTCCTTATATGCTGCAAGCTCGCTTTCGCAACTTTTATCTTTGACGTAGATCTTCTTTATTCTCTCGACCTCTTTTGATGGGGTATCGTCGATCTTTACCGCAGCAGCTTTTATAGCTTCGTTTTGTGAAGCAAGAGCTGTATCGCAGGCACTTAGATTGTTTTTGACTGTAGTGTAGTCCTTGGTTAGTCGCTCGTTTTTCTCTTTTAGATCCCTAATATCTTTATCCAAGACGGAATTTACGCCTTCTAGCCTTGAATTTTCGAGGAACAAATTTACGCAAGCAAAACCTAAAAGTGCAGCTAATGCAAAACCCATAAAGAGAAATTTATTTGCAAACATTTTTATTCCTTAATTCGCATCGCGAGTAGCGATGTATGTCTTCAGTGCGGGTGCAGGGTGCTAAACCCTGCTCGTAAGGGCGGGTTTTACTCGCCCGCGAAGTTAAGTAACCCACTTAACACCTTCTTTGCGCGGTTTGGCGTTTGTTTTGCCCAAAGGCTATTTAGCCCATTTTTGTAGGCTGCCTCATATTCGCCAGACTTTATGAAATTAAGGGTGGTAACAAACTTTTTCACGCCTGGCACGCCCATTTGATAACACATCTCTATTACCACGTCTTGGACATTTTTTGGCTTATCTTCTAGCCAAGGAAAAGCTTCACAAACGCTAGAGGCAAGCTTAATTAGCTTCATCTCTAAAATTTGATCTGCTGCCGCTTTACTCATAGGCTCAGCCTTTCCGCCATTTAAAAAGAGTTCGTCTTTACTAAGAGATGAAACCTTAAAGCCATATCCGACAGTATCAAAGCCCAAAGTATCTTTATATACGTAGCTTTTAAAGCCTTCGTTCTCTTTTATATTTTCTTTTAATGACATTTTGACCTCGATCACTCTTCTTTTGACTCCAAATTATCGTCTTGATCAGATGATTTGTCCTGATCTTGTGACTGTGTATTTGAGTTATTTTCTTCAAAAACCTCTATCATTGAGGCGTCCAAATACTTTTTAGCTTCGTTTTGATTAAGGGTGATTGCCTCACCCTCTTTAACGAAATTTCCCTTTACGCATATATTGCCTTTAGCTATGTACATCATGCTCGCTCCTTTATGCCTTACTCATAAGGCTAGCCCATTTTTTAACGACTACTTCATAATCAGTAAATACATCAAATACGTATTTTAAGGCTCGCTCTTCAGCGTCATACCAGCGGTTACGACGGATGTCTAAAACTACTCCTAAAACTAAGTTTTTAAGTGGAGTAGCTAGATAAGTGCCTTTTGGCATAAGAGGAGTTATTTCAAATGGAATGCCAAGAATTTGGTTGGCTCCGCCTTGAACGAGATGAAGCGGCGAATTTAGTGCGCTTAGCTCTTTGTTGTATTCTTGAACGTCGGAAGGGTTTATCAAAATCCTAGCTTCGCTTACGATGTCCGGGTCTATGGATCCAACTAATGCACTCAGTCTATTTGATACCTTTTCTGATGCTGCATAGGTTAATTTAACTGCGTCGCTAGAGTCCTTGACTACTTGTAGCCAGCCTTTATGTAGCGTCTTAAAAGTTCCGTCGTAAGTATCGCTCTCTCCTATAAAGCCAAGAAGTGCCAAATCGTTACCGAAAGCCTTAGCAAACGCGTCAAAAGTCTCTTTTTCGAAATTAGGATTTGACTTATTGTCTTCTAGTGCGTCTTGCAAGATACGAGAAAATAGCTGAACGCTTTTGGCATCTAGCTTTGCACCTACTTTGCTTAAAGCCGATCTTTGTGAGTCGTTTGGTTTTTCGCCACTGGCTACGCGCACCAAAATTCCTTTTGCTACGTCCCATGCGTCGAGCTCTTTGGTAAGTCTACCCATTTTTTCAGTATGGATTTTTTGCAAAAAGCCGTTATTTTGCTTAATAACGTCTATAAAATTATGCGATTGCTCAGGTGTAAGTGAGCCCGAGAGAGTAACGTTAGTGGCATTCATAGAGCCTTTTAAAATATCGTTTAATCCGTCCATTATAGTATTCCTTTGCTTGCGTGATTTTGCGTTTTTTCGATTGTTACGTCTTGTTTTGATTTGCTTAACTCACTTGTTATCGCGTCAAGTTTAGCGGTTAGCTCGCTTACCGATTTTTCAAGCGTTTCAAGCCTTGCGTCATTTGCACTAATGCCAGCTTTTACAAGCTCGGCAACTCTATTTTCATCCATTGTTTCTCCTTTGTTGTTTGAACTTTCTTTTTTAAAATTTTCGCTTGAGCCGAAAAACTCTTTTAGCGCCGCTATCACGCCGCCTTTTGTGACATCTTCTTTTTCACTCCCCTTTATCACTCCACTGCCATACATTGATAGTCCAGTTATCGTTCCATTTTTTATCATCTCTCGCAGCTCCTCATCTTCTATTTTGATGCCTACCGCCCACGCTCCCTCTTCATTAAAGAATTCATCTTTGCTTTTTACTATCCAGCTTTCGCATATATAGGCGTCCGCGATATTAAAATTATGATTTACATCTATACAGTAGCTAAGGTCCGATCTCTTCATAAAGTTATAAGCAGCCCTTTTGATTTCATCAGCATTTGCAAAATCTCCTTGCGTATCCACTTCGTCTGGGGCATAAACTATCCCATAAACAACTCCTTGTTCTGCATCGCTCTTTTTAAAATCGACTCTTAACAGCTCGTTAAAATTCTCATTTTTGTAGATAATTTTTTTATTGTTAGCACCTGCTGATACCAGCGAAATTAACTTGATTTGCATATCGGTTATCTCTCTAGCCATTACTTACTCCTTATTTTTCCGCCATTTTCGCCAAAAATAAGATTTTAAAAAACCTAAATAAGACATATATGTCTTATCTTGCTAGAAAGCGAAAAATCTTTATCGTAGAATTGGATTAAAAATTTTTAGGATAAATATGGATAGAATTTTTAAAGCAGCGCAAGGTAGCGCACAGCTTACTGAAGAAAGCAAAGACTCACAAGGCTTAATAGAGCCGTTTTTTAGCTTTGATAGATTGCTCAGTCTTTTTTACGCCAATACCTATCACAGGCGAGCCGTGCAATTAAAAGCATCATTGTTATCTAATATAGAAGATGGCTCGAAGCTTGAGAGCGGAGCTATGACGCCCAAAGATTTTTTATACGCGTTTATACTAAATCTTGAAATTTTTGGAAACGCGTTTGTGGAGATCGCGGGCAAAAACCTTTATATACTCCCTTCTATCGAAGCTAGGGTAAACGAAAACAAAGAAATATTTCAAGTAAAAAACAATAAATCAATAGCGCTTAATGCAAAACACTTATATTATTATTCTCCAAACTCTAGATTTTACGGAGAGCCTGATTATTTGGCAGCCATGCTCTCAATTCTAACCAATCAAAAAGCTGATAGCTTTAATAACGCTTTTTTTGAAAACTCCGCCCGCGCCGATACGGCCATAATCTTTGAAAATTCAGAGCCTGATGAGATGCAGCTTAACGCCTTTAAAGAATTTTTCGGCTCAAATTTTAAAGGGACGGGCAATGCGCACAAAACATTGGTTTTAACCGCAAACGGCGAGAATGCGAAAGTACGTATCGAGGATCTAAGCAAGGTAAGCGATATTAGTTTTGAAAAGCTTAAAAACCTAAATAGGGACGAAATTATAGCCGCGCACGGAGTACCGCCTAGAATGGTCGGAGTAATGACCGCCGGACAGCTTGGAGGCAGCGGAGAGGTAACCGGACAGCTTCACAGCTTTAATGAGCTTACGATCATCCCAAAACAAGAGCAAATAGAGTGGTTTTTCGATAGTATCGGCTATCCTATCAAGCTTAAGCCTATCGATGTAAGCAACTTTAAAGATGACGGAGAGCTAGTAGCTGGGCTAGTAAGCAGCGGCATAATTAGCCTAAACGAAGCGCGCGGAATTTTGGGTTATAACAAATAAAACGTTTTAAGCCGTTTTAATAGTAAAACAATGCAAACGTATCTTTAAAATACGTTCGTTGAAATTGAAGCCGTTTTGAAGCGTTTTGAAGGTGGTTTTTGGTTGCTAGCCAAAGGCGAAGCATAAATGCAAACTGCTTTGCGTTTATGCCAAAAACCAGTGAGCGAGCATATCAACACGATGCGAGCGATGTATCAGACTCTGCGACTTTGAGCGAAGCGCATATGATTTTAGAACTTGTTTAATCACTCAAACAAAGCAGAGTAGAGTATAAAATAAATAAGGAATAAGATGCAAAATATCATAGATGAAATTAGACGCTATAACAAATTAAAAATGATAACCGACGACGAGATAATACCGTATATCGAAATGGCTGATTTTGAGATAGATAAGTATAACGTGAAATCCTCCGAAACCTCGTCCGCAACGCCGGACGCATCTTTAGTGCGGGATCCAGCCGATGGGGCTGGTCGCAAAGATGAGCTTGGCTCATCTGCGAAGTTAAAGGCGAGAGCCTTTTATACTCTTGCGCTTTTAGGACAGAAGCTTTGGCTTAAAATCCAGCAGCGCGCAAATGAATATGACGAAAGCTTAGACACTTTTAAAGACGTTAAGCAGTGGGAGGAGTATTGGATGGATAAATTTTACAAGCTTACGACGAAGAAAAATACGAGCGGATATTTTTATGCCGCTATTTAAGGAGAGAGTATGGAAGCAGAGAATATCAAGACCGAAAAAGAGCTAATTGCGTTTTGCGAAAAATTAATTTTAAAACACGAAGACGATTTTAAAATTTTCGTTTCCGAAAGAAGCGCGCTTAACCATGCGCAGTATAAGGCCGTCTTGACCGTTATTGTTCCCATTAGCACTGGAGAGGCTGTATTAAAAGAGCTTATGGGTCTAACTCCTCTTTTAAATTTTAAAAACTCAAGCGTAGATGCCACCGATGAGCGGGGCGTTGATATACTAAATTTCGATTTCACGCTTGATTTTATGTGCTCTTGTTTGGAGGATGAATAAATGGCGTATTCTAAGCAGACAAAAGAACTCGTTTTAAATTTAATCTCCTCTGGATACTCGTTGTCTGAAATCAGCAAAGAATACAAGATCGACGTATCTACTCTATCGCGTTGGAAAGGCAAAGAGAATAAGCAAGGCCGCCTAACCGCTCAAAATTTAAAAGCTCAGATCGCAGAGCTTAGCAAAGGCAAAAGTAGCGACAGCAAAGCAAAACAAATAGCGATGCTCTCCGCGTCTTTATCTCGCCTTGAAGGCCAAAAGGCAAAAGAGGCTAAGGTAAAAAATAAGAAAAAGCCTACCACTATAATGAACGCAGACTATGAAAGCCTAAAGGCTAAAGCTATGGATGAGGGCGGGCTTTACGGTTATCAAAAAGATTTTATCAATGACACGTCTCAGTTTCGTATCGTGCTAAAATCCCGCCAAATAGGTTTTTCATACGCCTCGAGCCTTGATGCGCTGCTTGGAGCCGTTGCGGGTCGTAATCAGCTGTTTTTGAGCGCGAGCGAAGAGCAAGCTAGGATTTTAATGAACTACCTAGACGGATGGGCTGAGAAATTCGGCATACTTTTTGCTAAAAATAGCGAATACGAAAAGAGCCTAGATAGCGGCGCTACGATTAGGGTTATGGCTCATAACTTCCGCACAGTGCAAGGTTTTACCGGCGATATTTGGATGGACGAGTTTGCGTGGTATCCAAATCAAAAGCGAATCTGGCATGCTTTTGTGCCCTCAATCGGTGCGGTAGCGGGTCGCCTCACTATCCTATCTACGCCATTTGAAGAGAATTCGCTATTTCATGAGCTATTCGATAACGAAACAAAATACTATATGTTTTCAAGGCATAGAGTAGATATTTATAGAGCCATAGAGGATGGACTAAATTTCGATCTTGAAACTATGCGAGATCTTTTTGACGCCGATACGTGGGCTAGCGCGTATGAGTGCCAATTCATAGACGACGAAAATGCGCTTTACAGCGTGGAACTTATAAAAAGTTGTATAAAAGACTATGCGCCGGTGCTTCCCGCCAAAAGCGCCCCGCAATATGCAGGATTTGACGTCGGCCGCACGAAAGATAGATCGGCTCATATAGCCGTATACGACGAAGGCGGCGTAAAGAGATTAAGCGTGCTTGACGTCATAGCAAAAGCAAGCTTTGAAGCGCAAGAAAATTTACTCATCGATTTTTTACGTTTTAATCCTTTGGCTATGCAAAAGATAGATAAAACCGGTATCGGCATGAGCGTAGCCGAAAAGGTAAAAAGGCGCTTTCCTTCAAGGGTGCAAGGGATCTATTTTACGCAAAGCAGCAAAGAGGCTATGGCTCTAAATTTAAAAAAGCACTTTGAAGATAAAAGCATAATCATCCCAAACGACCCGGCATTAATAGCCGATCTTCACGCTATAAAGCGAAAAGCCGGCGCTAAAAGCTTTATTTACGACAGCGACCGCAACGAACACGGCCACGCAGACCGCTTTTGGGCGCTAGCGCTAGCACTTAGCTACTTTGAAAAGGTGAGGGATAAGAGAGGGAAGGCGTATATAATACCCGGCAGATAAGGGGCTTTACGCCCCTATTTGATTAAGTTTTTCTATCTTGTCGTATAGCTGAAAGTGAAGTTCTCCGAAAGCTTCCTTTAACTGCTCTAAATCAAGCTCGTCCGCGCCTAAATACCAGCCTTGCAAGATGGAAGATAAAAACATCATATAGTTTCTTACATCGTTTATATTATCTAGCTCTCTTACGGTTATAGTTTTCATAATGCGCTCCTTATGGCATTTTTTACAGCAGTATCGCTTCGCTCTACCTTGCGACAAATCTCAGCCTGCGATAAGCCGCTTTTATAAAGCTTAATAATCTCGTCTCGTTCGTCCTTACTTAAACGACTTGATTTTTTAACTATATCGCTATTTGTTTCAAATTTCTCGCGCAAGAGAGCGTTTTCTCTCTCGATAGCCTCGAAGTATTTCTTTTTATATTCGTCGGCTTCGCTTGATTTTTCGCTTAGAGCAGTTAAAATTTCGGTAAATTTATCGTTTGCTATGCCGCCTCTTTTTATCATCGCTTCCATCTTATTAAAAGCATTGATAAACTCTATCTTCCACCTATAAGCCTTTTCGCCTGTAAATCCCATAACTAGAAGCGAAAAGCCATCACGGGTTATTTTATAATATGGCTCGCTTCGCACAGCAACCCCAAATTTAGCGGTTCGCTCCGTTAGTCGAAAATTTGACGCACGGAAAACATCGTCTGGAAATTCAGCTATTTTTGCTAAAATATGCTGGTGTTGTTTCTCGAACACTTTTGAAACACTCAAAGAAGTGGCGAATATCCCACTATCCGCCACTTCGAACTCTACATTCTGACCATTTATAACGATAACCTCGTTCATTTGCTATCCTTTGAATTAAATTTGTGAATGTTTATCGCGATATATGCGAGTAACAAAACCTCTAAGACTTCTAAAATTTCGCTCATTTTTAAGCTCCTTTCTATGATATAATTTCAAAGGTCAAGACTAAACCCATAAAGGGGCTCTCGCCCCCTAGCTCTCTTAAATCCAGATTTTAAGGATTTTTGAGATTAGATAAACCAAGACCGCTATCTTGATTAAAACATCTAAGGTTTTCATCTTGACCTCCTTTCTTAATTTATGCGCTCATTATAATATATTTTATACTAATTGTCAATATAAGAGTATATTTTTTATTCTTTATTTTTCTTGTTCCAATA